TAAAAACGGAAGGTACCATGAGTCTACAAAGTGTTACGATCGACATCTAAATATCCACGGTTTTAAAATTTTTTTCTGACTATATAAAATCATGCAAGTGGATTTAAGAATATGAAAAAAAATTCGGAAGAAAATTTTAGCACTGTAGAGATCGATTCTATAACCGGTGAATATGTGACACAGATACCTGAATGGATTATATCTGAATTTGGGTGGTATGAGGGCACAGAGATTAATATTGAGGTTGATGGTGATTGTATCGTAATTACCGAAGTGAAACCTTAATTGACATAGACTAGATAATACTGTATGATACTATTGTAATTAAACTACCTCATGGCTAAAGGATTTACTGTAAAAGCAAACTCACCAACACCAAAGAGTGAAGCACCCGAATGGGATTATGAAAAAGCAAAAGAGATGATCAGAGGTAAGACAATTGTCTTCTGCCTACCTGGTCGTGGTGTATCTTATACTTACCTGAAAAATTTTGTACAGATGTCTTTTGATCTGGTACAAGCAGGAGCAAGTATTCAGATTAGTCAAGACTATAGTTCCATGGTAAACTTTGCACGATGCAAATGTCTTGGAGCAAATGTATTACGTGGTCCCGATCAATTACCATGGGACGGTAAATTGCAGTATGATTATCAATTATGGATTGATAGTGATATTGTTTTTAATACTGAGAAACTCTATCAATTGGTTTTGATGGATCAAGATATTGCAAGTGGTTGGTATATGACTGAAGATGGTCATACCACATCTGTTGCACATTGGATGGAAGAAGACGACTTCCGCAACAATGGTGGTGTAATGAATCATGAAACTGGTGAAAGCATCTCAAAACGTCGTAAGCCTTTCACTGTAGACTATGCAGGTTTTGGGTGGTTATTGATTAAGAAAGGTGTCTTTGAGCATCCCGAGATTAAATACCCATGGTTTGCACCAAAGATGCAAGTCTTTGAATCTGGTGAAGTACAAGATATGTGTGGAGAAGATGTGAGTTTCTGTCTTGATGCTATCGCAGCAGGTTTTGAGATCTGGTGTGATCCTCGTATCAGAGTCGGTCACGAAAAGACAAGAGTAATCTGATGTCCGAACAAGACGAAAGATACACGATTCTCCACAATGGTGAAGTTATTAAAGATGACTTAACTCGTGAAGAGATGTTTAATGCAATGGAAGATCTTTCTATCGATTATTATCAGAAAGGTTTTCCACATCCCTCAAATCTTGAGGTCAAAGAAAAAAACTTTTTAATTAATTGAGGTAATTATGGCAGTACGTTCAAAGGTTGGTATTTACAATAACTCGTTTATGCCCGGAAAACCGAAAAAGTCTCGTCAGGGTAGTGGTAAGAATACTAAGTATGCCGCAACGTCTCGAAATAAAGCAAAAAAATTGTATCGAGGACAAGGACGAGGTTAATATATAAATGTAGTTTTATATATTACTACATGCCATGTTTGATAGCAAATCTTCCTTCTCAGGAGGTATGGGTTCGTAAAGAATATCTAACAGATCATCAATTTGGTCATGGGGAATTTGTTAAGGGCGTTTGGGTATCGATTAAATCGATTCCTGGACGTGCTTTTTATTTTGAGACTTATTTACCCGAGTATGCTGCAATGTATGATAAATTGCCGATTGCAGCGTTTTGCTCGTCTCCAGAAACTCCAACCCCAGACATGAACCTTCCAAATCTTCAGTTTTGGAATTGTATGGACTATGGTGTAGTTTCTGTAGATAAGAAATTCATTGGTTCAATGGATTTTGAGTGTTATACACGGGACTTTGGTAATGTAAAAGGCACTTATGTCTGCACAATTGATAACTATCACTATGATCCAGACTATGTTGACTGGGCAACGAGTGAGAATCCTGCAGAACATAAGTCTCATAACCTAATTGAACTTGAAAATGGGCAGTATGCACTGTATCCAAATAATAGATTACGTATTTTTGATAATAGTTTGACACCTGTTGAACCAAAAATGCCGGATTTTAAGGTTTCGACTCAATATTATCAAGTTGAAAACGGTAATGATCGTCTTGGTATGGGTAGAGAAGATGAATATTTCTGGAAAACTGCAAAAGAAAGAGAAAAAGAAGATGAAAATGGAGAATTCTAAAAAATATGAACATGGTGGGTTAGAAAGACTCCCGACTAATATATTACGTCTCATATCAGAACTTGAAGGTTCTTATCAATTACTTAAATATATGGGTTTTGATGATGATATGCACACAATAGAAGAAATTAAAAAAAGATACTATAAATTTTATTTTAAAAAAATTAAAGAAGAAAAAAATAAATAAAAAAAGGGATAGAAACCCCTATAAAAGTTCTATTTACCTCTATGGAGAAACCATATGGCCAATTCACCAGTAGATAGAAATGTAAATTATATGAAAAAGATGTGGGGTACTAATAAATTGGTTACTGACTATGGTTCTGAGAATTCTTTAACGGAAAAAACCGAGTTTATTCAAGAAATTATGGAATATGGTGAAGATGTTGAGAAGGATGTAAAAAAGATAGATCTTTGTGAATAAATAAAAGCAAAGTAGACTCTTGATTAATGGCATCTCAAAAGATATCTAGATCTTTCAAAGATATTAGTTTATCATTTCAACCACATCCAGTAACTGGGGACTTGCAAGTTTTAAAAAACGAGAATGCAATTCGCAGATCTGTTCGAAATATTGTTGAAACTACACCATTTGAGAAGTTCTTTAATCCGGTGTTTGGTTCCGATGTAAGATCTAGTTTATTTGATTTTGTCGACTTTGGTACGGCATCTATAGTTAAAGAACAAATTGAAACTGCAATATTAAACTTTGAACCTAGAGTTGAACTTGTAAATATAGATGTCACACCAAAACCCGATACTAACACATTCAATATTGATATTGTTTTTAATATAATTGGTCAAGAGTTCCCAACACAAGAATATTCCTTCCTCTTAGAGGCAACGAGATAATAAAATGCCTTTCACTAAGTTCGCAAATCTAGATTTTGATCAGATAAAAGATTCTATCAAAGATTATATCCGTGAAAATTCAGACTTCACTGATTTTGATTTTGATGGATCAAACTTTTCTATTCTGATTGATACTCTAGCATACAATACTTATATTACTGCATTTAACACTAATATGATTGTTAATGAATCCTTTTTGGATTCTGCAACGGTCAGAGAAAATGTAGTTTCTTTGGCAAGAAATATTGGTTATATACCACAATCTAGAACTGCTGCTAAAGCACAAGTATCTTTTGATGTTAGTGGTCTAATTGATACTGATGGTAAGCAAACTACTAAAACATTAACCCTGAAAGCAGGTCTGGTGACGACAGGAGACATTCAAAATACATCTTATGTATTCTCTGTACCAGAAGACATTACGGTTAATGTAGACTCTTCTGGCGTTGCCTCATTTAGCAATATAACAATTCATCAAGGAACGTTATTAACCAGTGAATTTAGATATGATGGTTCTCTAGATCAAAGATTTATCTTAGAAAACTCTTTTATTGATACATCCACTGTAAAAGTATATGTTAAAAGGCAATCTAATATTGGTGAACTTGGTTTTGAATATGATCAAGTAGAAAACATACTCAATCTAGATGAAACTTCTAGAATTTATCTAATTCAAGAAGTTCAGGATGAAAAATATGAAATATTCTTTGGTGATGGATTAATCGGTAGAAAGTTAGGAACTAATCAAAATGAAGATGGTACTTTAATCACAGCAAACTATATTGTTAGTGATGGTAGGAAAGGAAATGGTGTTTCTAGATTTGTATTCAGTGGTTCTCTTGTAGATGATAATGACGGAGAATTAATCTTATCTACACCACCTACAATTACAACTGATCAATCATCTCAGAATGGTTCTGAAATTGAAAAAATAGACTCTGTTAAGTATTTTGCCCCAAGAATTTATTCTTCCCAAAATAGAGCAGTAACGTCTAGTGATTATGAGTCGATCATTAAAAGAGTTTATCCAGATACAGAATCAGTTTCTGTCGTTGGTGGTGAAGAATTAGATCCACCAGAATATGGAACTGTTTCTATTAGTATTAAGCCAAGAAATGGTAGTTTTGTATCAGACTTCAATAAAAAGCAAATATTAGATAATCTGAGAAAGTATAGTGTTTCTGGCATCAATCAAAAGATTGTTGATCTGAAAGTTTTATATGTTGAGATTGATAGTTCAATTTACTATGACCATTCTAAAGTTTCTTCTGCAGAGTATCTTAAAACTAGGGTAACAAATACATTAAACAAATATTCAGATTCAATAGACTTAAATAAGTTTGGTGGAAGATTTAAGTATAGTAAAGTTCAACAGATTATTGACAATAGTGATATGTCAATTACCTCTAACATTACAAAAGTTAGAATGAGAAGAGATATGCAGGCACTGATTAATCAGTTTGCACAATATGAAGTTTGTTTTGGTAATAAGTTTC